TATCTTGAAAATAATTAATTTGTACCATTAGCAACCTTGTCCTCTAGATTTTTTTCTTCGTGGCTTTCTTTTAGAATAACTCTTAGAGTGTCTTCCAGGTCGCTTTTTAGGAGTATTTTTTTCTAAACTAATAACTCCTATTGAGCCTTTTTTCTTAGCCACGTTTTTTCTTTTTCTTCTTCATGGCTTTTTGTATAGCCATTGATCTTTTCTTTTCATAAGATGACATTTTGCCATCTTTATTTAGATCACCTTTATTTTTTCTTTTTGTTTTCATTTTTCATTGCCTTTTCAAATTCTCTTGTACTTATTTTTTTTCCACTTGGATCACGATACTCAGGGCCACCTTCTTTTGACATTGGTAGATCATCATCACTCATTTCTCTTTCTTTTGATTTACCTTCTTCGTAACCATCGTCATCATAATCTTTAGACATTGTTGTTTTAATAAAATCAATATCCTTATCAGAAACAGGAACTAATTTTTTTCTTTGTTCGTCTATTGTTTTCTTAACATTGTTTTTTAATTTATCTTTAGTAGACATTATGATATCTCCACTTCAATTTTCATTTGCTTCATCATCTGAGCATGCATTTCTTTTTCTCGCTCAACTTCTTTAACAATTTCATCTCCTGGATTCATCATTGCTTTTTTTAACATAGCAGCGTCTTCTTTTGCGCTAGGAAATTTTTCATAAAATCTTTTGTTAGAAGCTTTCACATCTCCTACTGAATATGCTTTAACTCCGATTTTAGGTTTCTTACTTGTCTTTTTAAAAGGGTTCATGTAATATCCTCCGTTGTACTAAACTTTTTATCCACTATACCTTGAAAACAAGACTGTGTAAAGGTAGGAAGCATTAATTCTGAAATAATATTTTTATTATGGCCAGTATCCCAAGCTATACAAGGTGTTCCCTTTTCGTCCCATGCTATTAGAGCAAAGCCTTTAATATCTACTTTATTGCTAATAGTCATTACAGCATCGTGAAATTTATTTACTAATCTATCATCTTCTAGTTGTTCTAGAACTCTAGGACTAGTTACTTGCTTAGGTTTATTTAAAACATTAAGAGTAATAATGTTTGTTTTGGATGCTACGTTGTTTCCTTGTTTCATAATTATCTTCTGGATCATCAGGGTGCAAAACTAAAAATCCATCCCTTATTCTTAATAAAGCTTGTACACAAGTATCATGTAAGTCGTCATGTTTACCATATGGAAAAGCTGCACTTTCCTCTAAGACACTCTTAGTCCATTCTTCGTCTAGTGTAAACACTAAACCACCTTCAAACATACTAGCTACTGAGTGTGTTCTAGAAACTTTATCTCTATCAGGTGTATATGTTAATACTGGAATACCCGCACGTCTTAAATCTTGGATCAACGATTGGCCTGAAGCTCGTTTTTCTATTAGTACTTGATCTGGCCTCCATTCGTAGAAACTATCTTGAGCACGTTTTCTTAAATCTGGATATTCTAATCTTTCTTTCCATGCGTCTAATAATATCGCAGCAGCGTAAGGTGCGTTATTTTCATCTCGTGCTGTAAACACGCCCCAAGTAGTACACGCAGAATAGTCGGCTGAAGCTTTCGTACTAAACGCAGTATCATAAGATTGTATCACATAAGATAGAGTTGGTATTTTATCTCCATCATAGATGTTCCACCAATCTCGTTTTATAATACTACCTTCTTCATTACTTGGTTGTTGTTGATATAAAGCTTGCCATACACGTTGACCTACTGTATCTTTTATTTTATCTAAATCTTCTTTAGAATATGCTTCTGGCCATAAAGCATTCCCGCTATTATCTATTGCGGGTAAATCTAAAACTTTCCAATCTTCGTTACTTTCATTTAAAACGTAACCCGCTAAATCTTCCTGGTGCCATCTTGTTTGAATAATAATAATTTTTCCACCTGGTTGTAATCGTGTATATGCAACTGACTTATACCATTCGATTAAATTACGTCTTTGAACTTCTGACTCTGCGTCTTCTCTACCTTTAATCGGGTCATCTATAATTAATAAATGCGCACCTCGACCAGTAATAGCACCTCCCGCACCAACTGCTGAGTACGTTCCACCTTGCATTGTATGAAATCGTTTAGCTGATGTACTGTCCGATCTTAATGTAACTTGTGGAAACACCTGATTAAAATCCTCAGACTGGACTTGGTTTCTTACTTTTCTACCGAAGTCGTCTGCTAATTCTTGCGCATAAGTAGATTGAATTATAAATTCGTTAGGATTATTTCCTAAATACCAAGCTGGAAAAAATTCAGAGCATAGCATAGATTTTCCATGCCGTGGTGGCATAAAGACGGCTAATCGTTTTATATCTCCTCGTTCTAAACTTTCTAGATTTTTTGCAATAAGTTTTATATGACCAGGATCCTTGTACCCAGGATACATATGTTTAGCATAATCTAATAAATGCTTTCTAGCTTTATACGTTCTTAAAATTTTATTGAGATGTTCTATTACTTCCGCAGCCCGAGGATCACGTGTCTTTTGATATACTTCTATCGCCGACTTTAGTTTCGTTTTGATCTGGTTTAATTGCATCTTTTTTTCCTGCGCCTATCGCACCTTTTTTTCTATAAGCATCAAATAAGTCTGCTAGTTTAACTAAAGGCTCGACCTCTTTTTTAACAATTCTTTTCCAATGTAAACTAGGTTGATTAATCTTTTCTAAATACCAAGCTAACTTACTTGCGTCTGCACAACGTTTGTTCCACATGTCTATGTGGTGCAGGTCTCCTATCTTATCAGGACTTCCCTCTTTGTACACTCGTTCTTGAAAGACACTATCGTTATTATTGCCTGTAATGTCCGCACGATCATGGATCACGTTCACGTCTATCGTCTCCATAATATCTAACATGTAGGCTATCTCCGAGACCCACGCATCATTTTGGCCATGTAAACTGATATGATCTAATAATCTAAACCAATCCCAAGGAAAGATAGGAAAGATACTATAAGGGTGTCCAGTTTGTTCTTTAACACGAAGAACTTTAAATGTACCAGTATGTTTCTCAATTACATCGTCCCAATGTTTTGTTTCCATTATAGCATCGTCATTAAAGAACATGATCCACGTTCCTTGAGCATATGCGCACAAAGAATTATTATACATATGTAAATTTTCATAGCCCATACGTTTAAACTTTAGAACACTTTGATTTTTATAATTTTTTTGCTTTAAAAATTCTAACGTCTCTACATCGTCATCATCGACACCAAATATTGGTTGAATCTTATCTGGTTCCTTAGCATTATCTAGTAAGGACCCTACCGCTTTTTCTAATTGTTTAATTCTTTTACGTGTAGGAAGTAATATTGAAATAGTCATAAACACACCATAAGGTGTTTAATTAAAAATTAAAACCTAAATGTTTATTCTCCATTAAAGGCGTCTTCGTCTAGAGAGTAGAACATTTTATCTGTGTTATCTGTTCTTATACCTTTATTCTCTACGTTCCACTCTGTAGTTTGGACAGTATAGTCAGGGAAGTCATTTTTATGAGTGAAAGAACCGATAGTCCACAGAATACGATTATTAGGCTGAGCAGCGTAATTGCCGTTGTCAAGAGAGAGAATGTGAGCACACTTGTGTTCCTGAGGTATCTCACTATGTTCAACATCCAGAATATTACTTTCTGGGTGAGCCCAATCAATCGTGAATAAATAATTTCCATAATAAAATTTTTTATCTCGTCCTAGATACTTTCCTTTTTCGCCTACAAGCCAATCAAAAGAATGTACAGAAGGATAATAGCTAAAACTATTCCACAGTTCCAAATCTTGGACCACAGGTTCTGGGACATCATCCCTTTTAAATCCTCGCTGAAAAAATGCTGATATAGGTAGTCTCCAAAAGATTGCGCCATTTTCCAACATTGTGTGAAACAATATAGCACGGCCTGGAATGCTCGCCATACCAAAGATAACACAGTCTTCAGACTCTCCGTTATGCTGTTTAAGGTCATATAAATATTCCCTCCTTATTTGTGCATATATAGGTGGAATGTTAGCATTAAGATAAGACATTGTAAAGACTTATATTAAACAAAATTTTTTTTCTACAAAAATTTATATAGATACCACTCATCCGTGACTCTTACTATGGCTTTTATCTTACTAGCCGCAATTTCTTTTTTAAACTTTATACGATTTTTTTAATTAAACTTAATACGATTTTTAAAAGACTTTAATTTTTAGAATAGATAAAAAAAAAGAGACGAGAATTTTTTAAACTCTCGTCTCTAATTTTATTAAACGATTATTTTAATTCGTTTATTTTTTTTTCGAAGTAATTAATATTTTCTAATATATCTTTATTAGAAATATTATTTTCTTTAATATATTTTTTATTAGAGTTTAATAAATCTAAATAAAGATTTTTCTTATCTTTATTTAAGTAACTATTAATATCTACTAATAAATTTACTTTTTTAAATCTATCGTTTTTAGTCGTATCGTATTCGATATCGATTTTTCGATAGTCGTTATTAAACGCGTTTTCGAGATTAGTCGAAAATTTCGCTTTCTCGTAAATATTAAAAGATTTACTATTTTCTCTTTTATTATTTACTAATCTAAAAAGAATTTTAGCTTTACTAAACTCTCTTAGACTTAGAGAAACTTTATTTTCTAAAGTTTCTTTTTTTTCTTTTTTCGTATCGTTTTTTACTAGCATTTACTTACTCGCTTTCTAACTCTTAAACTCTTAAAGATAATTAAGATTTAATTTAAGAGTTATTAAAAATATATAAAAATAAAAAATAAAAGTAAAGAATTAATTTCTGAAAGTTCTCGTTTCGTTCTCTTTTTTTTCGTTCTACTTTCGTTCTCGTTTCGTTCTAAATAGAATAAATTAAGAGAATAAGTAAAATAGATAATAAAAAAAATATATAATCTTTTAAATAAAATAGCATCTAAAATTTCTTTAATTAGTTAATAATTATTATTTATATTTATTAATCGTCAACTAGATACGTTAAAATTTAATTTATATTATTTTATCTACTATGCGGGATAAATTAAAAAAGCTCTATAAAAAAAAGGAAAATGAACTGAAATTTTTTTTTATTATATCTTGATCCCTAGTGATCCCTACTGTGCACCGCGGATCAATGTCAATGACAATCACGTCAATGACAATCACGTCAATGTCAATGGCCCTAGCGTCAAGGCCTGCGGCTGTATGTTGTTGCGTCAAGGCGGGAGGCGGCAGGTTGTTGCTTAATTTATCTCGTGTTCTTGTTTGATTTGGTCTAGATACTTGGACAGGTCATCATCGGACATAGCATCAAG